TGGATCTGTGATGCTGAGGGCATCGACTATTATGACCCTGATGTTGGATACATCTGCTACCAACTTGGTCTGCCTTACAGCATGGAGGACCAACTACGTGGCTAAGACATATCTTGAATACAAATTAGAACACCGTAGGCGTCAGAATAAAGGTGCTATCGGAAAAGACTCCGAGCAAGGCAAGGTTTATGCTTCTGAGTGGGCTATCAGATCTTTGCTTCAACCAGAGAGTTCAAAATTTGAGAACGTACGTGATGCTCAGAAGTTTGTTGATCGTGTAATGAAATCTAAGACGTGGGAGAAGGTTCGACAGAATAACCGGAAAAGAGTCCCTGTAGTGGCTATGCGTGATAGGTCTGGTGGTGTGAATGCTTTGTGTGAGTGGTCTGGTGAGATTAAATGTAAGCCTTCTCATATGTACAAATATGTTATCATACATGAGCTAGCACATGCTGCTGGACATATGCATCATGGTCGTTCGTTTCGTCAGTGTCTACTCAAGCTGACGAGTCAGTTCTTAGGTCGCGATAAGGCTGATGCATTGAAAGCACAGTTCAAGAAACGCAATCTTCCATTTGGAGATGCACGCAAGCCTCTGACTGAGGCTCAATGGAATGCAAGGAGGGATCGATTATGCTCGTCTATCTAATTAAAATGCAACGTAACGAAAAGGTTGGATACAAGGCTGGTGTTAGCAAATGGGGTAAACACAATTTGCTATCAAAACGTTTTGGTGATCAATATGAGGACAATCGTTTCTTCCATCAGCTAGATCAGTTGAGCATTGTAGATTGTGTTCAGTTTAGTCGCGATACCTGGAAACAAGCAATTGTGGAAGCAGAGCATGTTGAAAAGATCTTCTTAGACAAGTGGAAGAAGTCCCCTTCATTCTGTGTAGAATCATACTTTGGATGGCAACGTGATGAGCTGGGATATATTGGTGGCGTTACTGAGATGATCTTCTTAAATCAAGATGAGACTGAAGAGCAATTGATAGAGAGCTTTAAAGATATTACAAGGAGTCTTCGTGGCTAGACGTAAGTATTCAATACCTGTTCCTGTTAAGTTTGATACCTCTTTAATTGAAAAGAAGTTTACGTTTGGAGAGTCAAAGTTTGCGTTGACTAAAAAGCATATTTTGAAGTATCATAAACTTACAAATGATTGGACAATATTATATAATGGAAACTATAACAACTTGGAGGAAAGATGGAAATCGCTGCTGACACTAATCGACTTGCCTACTGGGACATCAAAGATATCAAAGACAAAGCCAAAGTCGCGAAAACGATCAACTGGCACAAAGTGATGGATATGATGTTGAAGTTTGATGAATCATCTCCAATGATTATGGCTGCTAAGTGGGACCATCAGATTGATATGGGGATCAAGAAGAAGCCCTTTCCTTTTCATCGTAACTATCGTATCAATCTTGAAAAGATGTTACATACTGGTTGTTTCACACCCAAGCAAGCAGAGCGTCTGATTGAGTATGCTAAGTCATTACGACTCGATCGATCAAGTATTCTTCAATCAGAGGAGGAAGTAGAATGATTTGGTTGACTTATTTAAGTTTATTGGGGATATTATTATTAGTGTTGTATTTTGGTGATATTGGAGACGATAGTGACTATGAATACTACAGACGTAAGTATCAACGGAAGGACAAGTGATGGCATTTCAACGAGCAGGTAAATCTCATATGGCTTCGGCCGGCGGATTGGATCGTAAGGATGCACAAGCGTATACTCTAGACCCTAAGAAGTTTCTGACGTTCTTGGGTTCTTGTGTTGAGCAGCTTGAGCATGCTGGTGAAGAAGACGCAGCTTTCTATTTCGAGCAGCTACAAACATATCTGGCTGACGACTGGAAGCCTGGTAAGTCTTTTGAGGAGGCGCATCGCGTACTAGGACTATGATTACATTGAAGACAATTGAAAAGTATGACCAAGTTATCTTTCGGACATATGAGTTTACAGACGAAGTGTTAGAGAACTGGGGTGTAACAAAAGCTCAGGTCGAGGCATTCATTTCTGATCAAGACTCTGTCGATGAAGATGTATATGATATCATTCTGGATATGATTGGTACAGAAGATGAAGTTAACTCACATGAAGTTTGTGAGCCACATGATGTATTGTTTGAAGGTGCGTAATAAGTGAGTAACAATCCACATGGAACAATTCTTTCAATTGATAATGCTAGTTGGTGCACTCATAGTTCTTTCGGTGTATCTTGAAAATAAGGATTAATGGACCCGTAGCTCAGCTGGATAGAGCAACAGACTTCTAATCTGTAGGTCGTACGTTCGAATCGTACCGGGTTCGCCAATATTCCCTCTTAGCTCAGTTGGTAGAGCGGATGACTGTTAATCATTAGGTCGCTGGTTCGAGCCCAGCAGAGGGAGCCATTCCAGGGGACAAGTGTTACGGTAGCACAGCAGATTCCAACCCTGCAGGACTGGGTTCAATTCCTAGGTCCCCTGCCAATAAAAGGAGTACTTAAATGACTAGATCAAGATCAGAACGTATTCATAGGAACGAGGCTGCAAGGGCTCGCCGTAGAGAATTAAGACATATTCTTTGGGATAAAACAACACGCCTATATAGTAGGCTGAGAAAGCAAAGGAAACAAAATGGATAAAGCTAAAAAAACACAACTTCGTAAGTTACGTAAGAAGGCAATCAAACTCCAGAACTCTAGTGCTAATAAGTTAACTATGGCTGAGGCATTGAACCGTGTTCAAGTAGCGGTTCAAGGTTCTCTTTAAATTCCACTGTTAGAGATAGTCTTGATATGCCCTTTTTTGTAACAGCTACAGCATGTGGTTCTTTTATTCTAAGTACTGATGGTTTAAGTAGCTTTACTTGACTGACTAGCTCAACCTCACTTAAATCATACTTTACATAATCAGCGCCGGCTATACCTTGTCTATGTAGACTCTCTTGATAAAGATCAAGTTTTGTTGCCCCGGGTGTTCCATAAGGACCTAGACCTGGCCAATTGCCAATTTCTATATTTCTATTTCTAACATCATCTATTTTTTTTTCAAATATTTTTTTATCTTTAACTCTAAAAAAGTGGGTTGATGAATGTTCACAATTGAGAATGGGAATATTTATTCTGAACGGTTGAATTGAAATATCTGTATGTACTGTATATGTTTTTGTATTTGCATTAATTAAAACATACTCTACAGGAGTAATGTTTAGAGGTTTAAACATCCGTTGTAAAATGTCCAAATGGTTTTGTTCAATGGGATTCCAGAATCGACCCATAGTTTTTTCACTATAATCTTTTAATATCGCTTCCTTGATCTCATCAAATTCAATATCAAGTTCTCTATAGTATCTCATTCAGAATATCCTCTAGGTCTTCTTCGAAGCCTACTGTAAGAGCCAACCTAGGCGTATGTTTCTTTAACACCGTAACAGCATGGGGCTCATGAACTCTTATAGCTGTAGCCTTTTTTAGCTTCATCATATCAGCTATATGTAGATCTTTTGTGTCATATTGTAGATGTCTTCTAACTCCCATTATAGGATTATCTAAAATTAGTTTTGGCTGATTGTTATTCCAACTTTTGTAAAAAATGGTTGTTGAAAACTCACAGTTAAGTAGAGGTATGTTTATCCTTATCGGCTCGGGGCATGCATCAATATGGATGTTAAAATTAGAAGTTGAAGCATTTATGATTGAGTAATACTTTGGAGTGATATTGATCTCCTTAAATATATCAGTCAGGATATCCAAATGAACATTGTCAATATCATTCCAAAAGTTTGGATCTTCGTCAGGAATATAGTCCTTTAGAATTGCTTGTCGAATCTCTTCACAATCTATATCAAGTTCTCTATAGTATTTCATTACAAGCCTGTTGATTTATATTATGTATTTATGGATGATAGAACAATGGATTATATTAGACTACTAAACAACGCTATGAAGGCTTACGAGAATTCTAAGTCCGAATGGGCTCAAAATTACTGGCTTGAAGTTTGCCAGAAGTTAATGCAGAATATTGAAAAAAAGGAGCTGCACTGATGAATATCGAAGATAGAGTTGCTATTGATGATTATTTTGATATGCTCGAACGAGTAATGCGTACCAATACTCATCTGAAACAAACTGATCGAGCAAGAGAAATATCTGTAGCATTGTCAAAATATGAGAAAGATTTGGATCATTCAGATCTGACGTTTCTCAACATCTGTCGTCATTATATTAACGAGCAGTTGCAATGGAATAATGATATTAGCAGATCAATGAGATGATAGAATATCGTACGTGGGAAAAAATAATGGCTCGGGCGCTTGATTATTATATTGGGCGCACTGATGATGATGAGCCAAAGGTTCCAGTACTAACTATGCAACAAGCCCGTCGTGGACTTTATATTAGAATGATACTACAATTAGTAAATTGGGTAACATGCTTTTTTATTATAGCTGGAGTACTAAGACATTGGTAAACAGAAACTTTAAAGTAATAACAACAATGAACAAAGCCGGCTATGAAAAGTATGGCCGAAAAATGATTGACTCATGGCATCGGTATTGGCCTCATTACATGTACCTCGATGTATATGTCGAGGGATTTGAACTTCCTGAAAAGAACTGGGCAGGTATAAATGAATTGGATCTGGTGGAGTTAAATCCTGAGTTGGCTGAGTTTAAGGAACGTCATTCTAATAGACCAGATCAACAAAATCCACAAGAGCTTGCCCATGGTGCTGTAAGATTCTCACATAAATCATTTGCCGTGATTCATGCTTGTCTAAATAACCCTGATACAGTTATTATATGGTTAGATGCGGACACAGTCACACATAGTGTTGTTACAAGTCAATTCCTTGAAGACCTATTACCAGAGGAGGCATATACCTCTTATCTTGGTCGTCAGAATAATTATACTGAGTGTGGTTTTGTAATGTATGATACTTCTAATCCGTTTAATGAGCAATTTATGATGATGTGGAAGTCGTTGTATGTTTCTGATCAGATCTTTGAGCTACCACAGTGGCATGATTGCATGGCTTATGATGCTGTTCGTGCACATCTTGAGCAAAAAGGAATGCGTACATATAACATTACTCCTGATGGTAAAAACTATGACCATGTATTCATCAATTCACCCCTTGGTACAGTTATGGACCATCTAAAAGGCCCTCGTAAGGATGCCGGAAAATCATCGTTGAATGATTTATACGGATCGAGGACAATAGAAAATAGTTGGAGTTATTTTAAAAACTAGAAAAGGAGATTTATAATGCTTAATTTTAATCTTTCATTTCATGGTCGGACGACAGAGATGTGCCGATGGGTAATATGGAATTATGCTAACAATAAGTATTATGAAGACAACCTATCAGTACAACAATGGGTTAAAGATTGTAGAGCTTGGTTAGATGCCAAAGCAGAAGATGATTTATTTAAGGAAGCATTGGAGATTAAGTTTGGCAAGATTGAGTAAATTTATGGGCGTTGAGTATGATATTGACAAGGGGTTTACAAACGAAACACATCCTGCTTTAATTCATGCACCAACAAGAATTACACAGCTTGAAACACGAGCACGTGATCTTGAATGGGATGGGAAAGAAGTTACATCAATTAGAGAAGAGATTGCACATCTGAAGTCGTATTATGAAAAAACTGGTCAAGAATATTATCCCCTGTTTTAGTTAGCTTATATTTTTTAACAAGAAGGAGATACAGTTGTTAGTAAAAAAAGCAAACAACAAAGCTATGTTAGGAACTAGTGCACAAGGTAAAATGCATATTAGTTTTGATGACCTTGTTGATATGTTTGGAGCACCTCATTTCTTATTTGAGAACGAACCAAATATGCCACCCAATAAGGTTCGTTGTGAGTGGGATGTATCTATCGATGGTGTACCAGTTGCAATATATGATTGGTGCAAATATGATCAAGAGGTTGAAGATGTTAAAGAGTGGAACATCGGAGGTCATAGTGTCAAATCTGTACAAAAGCTGATGGAGCTCAAAGGTACTCCTTTGGATCAACATAAGGTTATTGTAGATCTGAGCAAATTTTAATTATTTAATCTCAAATTAACTGTTGTCTTTATTCCGTTAATGTCCGATTATAAGAGAGTAGAAAGAGTGACCAATTATATAATGGAGATTTGAAAATGGCACATAATGTAGAAACAATGGCATACGCAGGAGAAGTTCCGTGGCACGGTTTGGGTGTTGAGGTTCTTGATGATTTAACACCTGCACAAATGATGGAAAAGGCTGGTCTTGATTGGACTGTATCTAAGCAGCCTGCATTCTTCCGTCATAATGGTGATGTACAAAATATTCCTGGTAAGGAAGTTCTTGTACGCGATTCTGATGGCAAAGTACTTGACATGGTTGGTAAAGGCTGGGAGCCTGTACAAAATGCAGAAGCATTCGACTTCTTCAATGACTTTGTTATGAATGGCGATATGAAAATGCACACAGCAGGATCATTGCAAGAAGGCAAACTGACTTGGGCACTTGCTAAAGTCAATGATGGCTTTGAATTATTCAATGGTGATAATGTCGAGAGCTATCTGATGTTCTCTAACCCTCACAAGTTTGGTTCTTCTGTAACCGTCAGCTTCACACCTATTCGTGTAGTATGTAATAATACTTTAAACATGGCTCTGCAAGGCGCTAATGGTAAAGGTGTACGTCTTACACACCGTACATCATTTGATGCAGACGCTGTCAAGCAGTTGTTAGGTGTTGCTACTGATCAGCTTGCTTCATACAAACAAGCTGCTGAGTTTCTTGGTTCTAAGCGTTACACTGAACAGGCTCTTACCGAGTTTATGATGCAGGTGTTCCCTAACACAAACACTAAAGCTAAAGATCCAAGTGCAATTTCAAAGACTGCTAAGGCTGCTTTGGATGTTGTTCATACACAGCCTGGTGCAGAGTTTGCTGAGGGTTCATGGTGGTCAGCATTCAACGCTGTAACATATACAACAGATCATGTTGTAGGTCGTAGCAATGATGCACGCATGCAGTCAGCTTGGTTTGGTCAGAACCAGACTCGTAAACTGAAAGCACTCGATAAGGCAATGGAATATGCTCACGCTGCTTAAAGATATGTTGACAAGGTGGGGGTTGAACCCCACCGCCCGTCAATGGAATAACATTAATGATTACACTGATGATGAAATAGTTAGTGTTGTTGAAGCAATAAATCCTGTTGACTTGAATGATATTAATGATGATTAAATAAAGGAGTATAATATGAAAGAAGGCGTAAAACTTCCCGCAGTTACTTTTAAAACTCGCGTGCGGGACGAGTCAGTAGGAGGTCCTAATCCATTTCGTTGGCAGGATGTAACTACTGAAGAACTATGGGGTAAAGGTCGTCATGTGATCTTCTCCCTACCAGGTGCATTCACACCTACTTGTTCAACATATCAGCTTCCTGGTTTTGAAGCATTAAGCAAAGAACCTGGGGAATCTGGACAAGGTCGTTTGGCTGATCTTGGTGTTGATACAATCTCATGTGTATCAGTTAATGATGCATTCGTAATGAACTGCTGGGCGAAAGACCAAGGTTTGCAAAACGTCAAAGTTATTCCAGATGGCTCTGGAACATTGACTCGTCAACTTGGTATGCTTGTTGACAAAGACAATCTTGGCTTTGGTTATCGTTCATGGCGTTATGCAATGGTTGTTACAGATGGTGTGATTGAGAAATGGTTCGAAGAGCCAGGCCGTGAAGATAATCATGGGGATGACCCTTATGGTGAGACTTCACCGGAAACTGTTGTGACATATTTGGAAAGTGCAAATGTCTAAAGAACAAGACTTCAACTTCAAAGTCTTCAAATTGAAAGAAGGCTTTGAAAACATCGAGTTCACTGATCGCGATGTTATAATCTATCGGATTTTGAAGGGTCTCAAATCTGATGAGCAGTTTATGTTGCTCAACACTGACGGAACCATTCGGATTGCGGAAGGTTTCTGATATTGGGTTGGTCGCCATAAATAGACTCGTGAGGGACCATGGTTAGTCCCTCAACATATAACAATAAGGTAGTATACAATGCGTTTTGATAATCCTATTATGGACCATGGTTTTGAATTTCCTGACATTGCTCAGTACTCAGATGTGAAGAGTGAATGGAGATTTGATGAAGAAGCCGACATATCCAATTTATACAAATTTATTGAACAGAATGATTGGACTAGTTTTGAAGCCTTTCTAGGTGAACTTTTCACTCGTTCAATAAAAGAAATTGGAAAGTTAGATATTGAAAATGAAGAAGATATGAAGATTTTTGATCGGATTAATGTCACGCCAGGTGAAATTAATCATGGTCAAATTTGGATGGAAAGATTAAAACATTTTTTCAGCTTCTATCAAACATTTGAAAAAAATAGTCAACAAATAGATTCAGCACCATTTAGTGATTTGTATACACAAGGTGTTCATGTTGGTAAAGTAAATGTTGATCGTTTAAAAATCAAACTTCAACAAGATATACAGAGATTATTAGATGTTGCGGATTGGAGACCACCACCTGGAACCTTTGACAGAGCTGCACAACTTGGACCAAATATTATTTCAGAGGTACAAGCATTATATGAACAAAATGGTTTCATTGAAGCTGCATCAGCTTATAATCAAAGGCAAATGAAAATTGCAAACGTAGTACTACACATTGCAAAGCCAACAGATCAGAATTACAAACAATTTCTATATGATTGTCAGAGCGTTCCAAAAACAACATGTATGCATATTGATCCAAAAGAAGATGTTATCAAATCGATGATCTATCTTGAAGATGTAGATAAAGATACAGGACCATTTTCATATATTCCTGGATCTAATAGATGGGTTCACGATCCATTACAAAACTTATTAGGTCGAGCCATCTCAACAGGTAGTTATTGTGATGATCCAATCAAACGTAAAGGTATTTTTAGACTTCCCTCTAAGCTAAGAGTATCCCACAATTTTGGACGTATTTTAGAAGATGGATCAGAAATGTCTGATGCATTATTAGCTGCAGAATGGAAGATTGAGGGCGAAACAGGTACTGCTATTCTTTTTGATCCAGGCGCAGGTATCCATAGAGGTGGTATCTGTAATACTGGAACAAGAGTTGCATTACAAGTATTGATGAAATAATAAAATGGATTTATCACAAGAAGTATTGAATCGCCGCGTATTCAATCAAGAAATTTACAATCTACACAGCAAAGAATTTATGTTAGGTCAAACTGCAAAGTTCATTGATCCAATGAAAAATGCAATGGATATTGGTGCAGCTGTTGGAATGTATACCACATTCTGGGCACAAAAAGCTGCAAGGGTTCATTCGTACGAAGCAGTTCCAGCCGTATATAAACAGTTAGAGAAAGTTAAAGAACGGTTTGACAACGTATCAACGTATCGACTAGCTGTAGGCGAAGAGGTAGGCTTCACGACGTTCTATGTCGATGACAAACGTCTTTCAAATAGTGGCTTTACTGATCTAGTTGGTGGTCAACCCATTGAGGTTCCAGTCACAACAATCGATGCCCAAGACCTATCTGATGTTGGATTTATCAAGGTTGATGTTGAAGGGCACGAGCTTGCGGTACTCAATGGTGGCCGGGAAACTATTGAAAGGGATCGTCCTGTATGTATGGTTGAGATTTATCCTAAGTTCAACCAGGGCCCTGTTTCTGCAACATTCGATTGGTTCTTTGACCGAGACTATAAAGCATTCTATAATGTCCGCGGTGTCGGACTTCAACAAGTCAATGGAACTATCGATGGTGTAAACATTGCATCTGATGAAGCAATGATTCAACAACATGATGGTGATTTTCTATTTGTTTCAAAGGAAATTTAATGGCGATCTATTTAAAGAATAGTGTGTTCATTCATATTCCAAAATGCGGCGGCCGTTGGGTAAAGCAGATGATTGAGTCTCATGTTCGTAGTTATGAGTATTCAGGTGATCCAATTTATGATGCCCATGACTCACCAGACGAAAAAGGTCGTATGCCTTTTGCTTTTGTAAGAGAGCCGGCAACTTTTGCCCATTCTTTATGGCATCATAGAGCGAAGAAAAAAGCAAATAAGTTTGGTCATAAGTTTAATTGGCAAACATATATCCGTATGGAAGAAGAGTGTCAATCTGAAGACTATGAAACATTTATGAATAATGTTGCAGACAATCCAAATGCTGTTGTTGATTACTACTATCACTACATCGGTAGGTATGAAAAGATCAGAATAGGTCGAATGGAATATCTTGCGTCTGACTTTTGTCAGTTTCTTAGACAAGACAATGAAGATGCTGATTGGAAAGAAATTGCAAGGCAAGGTCCTTCAAAAATTGGTGTAGGAAACGATCAATCGCCTATTCCTGGTGATCTTAGAGTTCGTATCAACAGAGCTAATGAAGAGTTTTGTCATCGGTTTGGTTATCTTAATGTCCTCGATTTTTAGAACAGACTTTCCGTTTGAAAATCCTTTTGTTGATAGGTGGGAAGAAGTTAGAGAAGAATGGCTTACCAGAGGCGATTCATCTTTAAGTTATCTGGTTCCCTTTCCAATGAATCCAACTAAACAATTACGCGACCAACCTAAATATTTGGTTTGGAATGTAGCTGGTGCAAATGCCGCTGATGGGATTGCTAAAGTACAATCATCACGTAGAAATAATTATATCAAACGAAAAGGAATAAGTTATTGGGGTGGCTCTGGCATCTTCGACAGAAAGAAACTAACTGATGATATTGAAAAAAGATTTCCTTTGACTATTAGTTTATTTAAACAACTACCGCCCATAGTTACAACAGCTGGCTTTATGACAATGGAACCAGGATGTCAAATTATGCCCCATATGGGTGCTGATATTGGTGTAATGAGAACTCATGTGTGTATTGATATTCCTGAAGGTAATAAATGTAGATTGATGGTTCAAGATACAAAAGATGTATCCAAAACACATATAAAAATTCAAAAAAATGGCGATGTGTATTATTTTGATGATGCACCATTGCATTGGGCAGGAAACGCTACTGACAAGGAGAGAACAATTTTAATGTTTGACTTTATCTCTGATCCTATTCTAGCAGCTAAAAATAATGTACATTCAAATATATTTTGATGTTGACCTTAAAGTAAATAGAGATTATTATATAAAAATGACTGCTATCAATGATAAAATAAGACTAGCTGTATATGAAGAGTTAATACAATATTGGAATGATTGTATTGATGAACATGAAGAAAATTATAGCACTCTAAAAGATCATTGGATAGATGCACAAATTTTTAGTTTGAACTGTGCAATTGTTTGTATGGAAGAACTGATTAAAGACTATAAAAGAGAACAATCTAATAGGGAACTATAATGGGAAAGAAACGGTCGAGAGACTCACAAACATCTAAAGGTCAAAGATCAAACGTAAGCAAAGCCACACGAAAGCTGCAGCGTCGAGCTTACATGGAATCGTTGGATCGTAACTTGAATCAGATAAAAGCCTGGAAGGCTGGTAAGCGAGTAATGCTGACAGTACCCAATCCAAACAAAAATGAAACAAACAAACGGTTTATTCGTGTTGAAGCCAAACAGTACATCGGAGCACCTGGGGGAGGGTTTATTATCAAATGAACAATCAACCATACATTAGAGTGTTTACGAAGCCTGATTGCCCATTTTGCGTTCAGGCAAAAGACCTTTTGTCAGCCAAAGGGTTTAGTTATTCCGAGTTCGAACTTGGTAAAGATTTGACTCGAGAAGAGTTTATTGAAAAATTCCCTGACGTAAAAACTGTACCATATATTATTGTAGGTAACAATCATGTCGGTGGTTATAAACAATTATTAGAAATGATTGGAGATTTTTAATGGGTTTAAATATTGTTGATGATAATGCAGCAGTTGCTGATGAGGGTGAATTTACACTTAGCTCTGGTGCAGTTGAAAAGAATGAGCTCAATGTCAAAGCTCAAGGTGGTACTGAGATGATGCAACTGGAACTAGCTCAAAGGGTTCCAGCTGAACTTCTATCTAAGTTTCAAATAATTCCATCTCGTGTTCGCGATATTGATCCAAATAAGATTCCAATTCTATGGTGCCACGATACGTGGAATGATCCAGAGAGTGCTCATTTGAGTAACGAAGGATGGAAGAAGTTTGAACGCATTGTGTTCGTATCACACCATCAAAAAGACTCTTATATGATGGCGCATGCCATTCCTCCTTCAAAATGCGTAGTATTGCAAAATGCTATCAACCCAATTGAGATGCATGAAAAGCCTAATGATGGTGTGATTAATTTGATCTATCATACTACTCCTCATCGTGGGCTAGAACTCCTATATCCTGTGTATGAGAAGATCTATGAGAAGTTTGGTGATAAGGTTCATCTGGACGTATTCAGCTCTTTTGAAGCGTATGGGTGGCCTCAACGTGATGAGCCATATAAAGAATTATTTGCTGCTTTGGAAGCACATAAAGGCATCACATATCATGGTTTCCAACCTAACAATGTCGTTCGTGCTGCATTGAAAAAAGCTCACATCTTTGCGTATCCAAATATCTGGCCTGAGACTTCATGTATTGCTGCTATTGAAGCTATGAGTGCTGGATGTCTCATTGTTACAAGCTCATTAGGAGCATTGCCAGAAACTTGTGCAAACTTTGCATACATGTATAATTATAATGAAGATGTCAATACTCATGCTCAGATGTTTGCTGGTATGTTGAATAATGCAATTGAAACAGTAATGAATCCTGAAGTACAACAAACATTATACAATCAGAAAGCATATACGGATCTATTTTATGATTGGAGAATGCGTGCTATGCAATGGGAAGGATTGTTGAAAGGTCTATCACAGTGAGTGAACATATTAGAGAAGAAACTTTGATAATGGATGAAATTGAACGAGATGCTGACCGTGTTGAGACTATTCTAGCATCATGGTCAAAGTATGATAAACTTAGAGCATATAATGAAATGTCACAGATCATTCAACTACTTGAAAATGAAGTAGGAGAAGGTGCTGCTTTTGATTTGTTAATGGCACTACGATCCAACCTCAAAGTTTTTGAAGATGAAAAGAAGTGACAAGTTTGTTGAATGGTTGAAGGATTGGTTTGTCTATGAGTCTATGACAGGCAAGGATGGACAACTTAAACTGTATCGGTTTTATCCTCTAATTACTAGAAGATTTGTTATTAATGTGATCTATTGGGAGTATGATGGAGGCTTTCATAATCATCTGTGGCCCTTTAGTAGTATAATTCTTTATGGTGGTTACAAAGAACATTTTAATGACGGTAGTAGTAAAATCAGACGAGCACTTTCTATAGGTAGAATGAAGAAGGATGATTTTCATACAGTTGAACTTCTAGAAGATAAATCAATTTCAATAATGATTAGAGGAAAGCAAGTAAGACCCTTTATTCAATACAATATCAATGGCAGCGTGATTAATGAAGTTAGATATTGGAAGGATAGAGGTTATACAAGACATGATATGCTAGATGGGATGCAGGGCCATTTACCGAGAAAATGGAGAATGCCTAAATTATTAGTAAAGATTGTTGATAAGCATAGGAATCCATTAGATCGTGAAAAATACAGGTAAAAAGAAAAGAAAGATGTCAGAAGAGCAGCGCCAAGCTGCTATTGAACGTCTTGCCAAAGCTAGAGAAAAAAGACTTGCTGAAGCAGGTCCACCACAGAATGTCCATCCGGATGTTTATGCGCTTCCAGATGATCATATGTTATCTCTAAAGAATGTTCGTTCATGGATAAAAACACAAAAAGAGCTTTTGGGCCCTGCACGCAGCGCTTTGAGGCATAATCAAAAGGGTGCTATTGCAGAAGTTGCAAGCATTCAAGCATATATTCGCCACTGTGAGTGGTATTTAAAACATGGAGACTGGATTGATGATTTTTATGGAGAATATCAAGATAAGAAGATATCATGGACAATAAACCCATAAATAATGGCATGACGAACATTATCAAGTTTCCGTCAAAACAGATGAGTATGTCCCACCCCGAACTTTCTAACGAAGAGAGGGAAGCACGACTACTACGTGAGAAAATCCTCAAAATTGAAGAAGCATTAGAATACGTTTCGACAGAAGCAATTGGAATGGTTTATCGTATGGGTTTTGACATTACAAAAGAAGATTATGTTAAGGATGTAACATTAATTGTTGATTCGTTCCGTTCTTTAATGTATAAAACAATGAATCTGGATCATCCAGTGCATGATTTTGTTGACAAAAATTACAAAATGCAGGATAGTCCAGATGGTGAATATGCCTTCAATCCTGAATGGCAAGATGAGGAAGTATTGGACTAATTTATTATGGCTATATTGATTGACTACTCCCAAGTTGCTATTAGTAGCATTATGGGACAACTAAACAGCCGAAACTTTGATGGTAATCTTAATATTGATTTAGTACGTCATATGATTCTGAATGGAATCCGACACTACAATAAAGAGTTCAAAGAAAAGTACGGTGATGTGGTTATCTGTTGTGACGATAGACACTACTGGCGAAAAGAAATCTTTCCTTACTACAAAGCAAATAGAAAGAGCGACAGAGCAGCTTCTGATTATGACTGGAAGTTGATCTTTGATTGTCTTGAGACTGTTAAGCAAGAACTTCGAGACTACTTTCCTTATAAAGTAGTGCAAGTTGATCGTGCAGAAGCTGATGATATCATTTATGTTCTAGTGAAATATCATTCAAGTCCTCTAGAAGGTGGGTTTGAATATGAGCCTTGTATTATTATTTCAGGTGATAAGGACTTTATT